GGTATTTAGTAAAGGTAAGGTAAGTGCTGAAGAACTCAGGCAGCAGTTGGGTGAGCGCTTGCCCGGTGCATTCACGCTCTTTGCCGAGTCAATGGGCAAAACTCCTCAGGAGCTTGACAAGGCTTTAGAGCAAGGACAAGTCTCACTGCAAGATTTCCAGAAATTTGCAGAGACACTATTTGACAAGTACGGCGAGACCGCCAAGACAATCGCTTCTAGCCCAGAAGCTGCTGGTGATCGTTTAAAAGTCGTACTTGATAGCTTGTCTGAAAATATTGGTGAACTGCTCAAACCTGTAGGCGCTGCGTTCCAAGAGACATTTATCAATATTATTGAATTTATTGATATGGCGATAGGCAAGCTCAAGCTGTTCTTTGAGCTTGGAGCAACTGGTACGAAGAAAAAAGTTGGCAGGCTTTCGGCTGATGTCAATCGTTTACTCAAACTTCAAGAGTCTCGTAAACCGCTCGTCGCTGCAGGGTTGATTAGACAAGCAGATATTGATCAAACAGAAAGGGATTTAGCTAGAAAAAGACAAGAGCTTCAAGACGCCCAAGGCTTGCTGAGAGAATTAACAGGCTTCAATGTTGCCGTAGATGCTCCAGAGAAGAAGAAAGGCCTGCCCGGCATTGATCCCAACAAGCCAACGGGCTCGAAAAAGATACCACCTAGCCAGATGGTGGTTGATTTGCAGAATAAGCTTACTGATGGCGTAGGACAACTTACTCAGAGGGAACAGTTAAGCGTTAAATACGCAATGGATAGGTTGATCATCCTGCAAGGCACATTGACAGGAACCGAGAAGGAGTTGAAGCTTTCACAGTTGAAAAAGAAATTCAAAGAGCAAGAGTTGGCTCTCGATGAGAAAGAAGCATCTGCAAAAGATAGATCACTAGCAAAACTGACTAAGTTCGAACAGCTTGAAGCAAACATTCTTGCCAAACAGCAAGGTTTGACAGGTGAGCAAACAAAACAACAGTTGTTGCAGGCAACTATTAATTCTCTGACAAAACAGTATGAGCAAGACTTGCTAACTGCTGGCATGGCACCTGCAGAAGTTACTCGTCGAATTAAGGAACTAGCTCAAGCAACTGTTGACTTAAAAGATAAGAGCAAAGGCTTCAAGGAGCAGTTTGCCGACGGCATTAAGAGCATGGGCGACCTGACAGGCAATCTTGCGAACGTGGCGGTTAGTGCGTTTACTTCAATGAGCGACAAGCTTCATGAGTTTGTAGTGACAGGCAAAGCAAGTTTCTCAGACTTTGCTCAATCATTGCTTTCCGACCTCTCAAGAATCTTCATTCGATTCGCGATGTTCAAGCTAATTGGATCTTTGATACCAGGCCTTGGTCCTTTCTTAGGTCTTGGAGCGAAAGGTGCTGTCATTGGTGGCAGGGGTGGCCCGCCAACAACCATGCCTGACTCTGTCAGCTTGATGGCAGCTAATGGCATGGCCTTCGCTAAGAACAAGATTGTTCCTTATGCGAAGGGTGGCATTGTTGGTAGCCCAACCTTGTTCAAATACGCAAGTGGTGGCGCTGATCGTTTTGGTTTGATGGGAGAAGCCGGTCCAGAGGCGATCATGCCATTGCGCAGAGGCGCTAATGGCAAACTTGGGGTCGAGGCCTCTGGTTCCAGCATCGGCAACATCACTGTCAACGTTGACGCTTCTGGCTCTAGTGTTGAAGGTGACGCAGCACAAGGTAATCAGCTTGGCCAAGCCCTTGGCATTGCGATACAACAGGAACTAATGAAGCAGCAACGTCCTGGAGGCCTACTCGCTAGATAATGGCAACCTTTCCTTCTATTGATCCTAATTACGGAGCGCAAAAGCGCAGTGAGCCAAAGGTTCGCGTTGTGCAGTTTGGCGATGGTTACGAGGCGAGGCTTTCTGTGGGCTTGAATCAAAATCCAAAAGAGTGGACTTTGGAGTGGAGAAACATCACAGAGGCTCAGTCAGACACGATTGAAACCTTTTTAGATGCAAGAGCTGCTGACAACGAGCCATTTGATTGGTCTCCACCTGATGAGACTGCTACTTACAAATGGGTTTGTCCTTCTTGGTCGAAGACGCTTCCATACTCAAATCTTGCCAACATCCAAGCAACCTTTCGCGAGGTATTTGAACCCTAATGGCTTATGCAGCATGGGCTGGATCTGTCGCTATTGCTGTTGGCGACATTCGGCGGGCTACAACAGCACAGCCTTCTGGTCTTGTTTTCAGGGCCAAGACCTCGGGCACTACGGGCCAAAGTGAACCTAAGTGGCCCACAGATATTGGCAATGAGGTCAACGACACCGATGGCAGCACCATAGTTTGGGCTGCAATCAGCAGCGTTTACGAGGAGCTAAGTGTTTTGGCTCCTAGCGCGATTATTGAGCTGTTTGAGCTGCATTTAGACAACACACTGCATGGCAGCACTGATGTTTACCGTTGGCATTCAGGCGTCAATGAGCAAGTGACTGGCAATATTGTTTGGAATGGCAATGCTTATACAAGGTTCCCTGTCAAGGCCGAAGGGTTCGAGTACAGAAACACAGGAAGCTTGCCTAGGCCAACCTTGACAGTTGCAAACTTAGATAGCTCAATTTCAGCTCTTCTGCTTTTAGTGAACGCTACGACCAAAGGCAATGATCTATGTGGTGCAGAGGTTAGGCGCATAAGGACTTTGAAAAAGTTCCTTGATGCAGCGAATTTTTCTGGCGGTAATTCAAACGCAGATCCTTACGCGCACTTCCCAGAAGAGCGATATTTTGTTGACAGAAAAGCAACAGAAAATCGTGAAATAGTTTCATTTGAGTTGGCCAGTAAGTTCGATTTAGCCGGTCAAATGATTCCAAAAAGACAGTGCATCGCTAATGTCTGCCAGTGGGAGTACCGCAGCGCTGAGTGCAGCTATACAGGCACTAATTATTTCAGGACTGACGATTCGTCAACATCTGTGCAATCTGAAGACGTTTGCGGAAAACGCATCAGCTCGTGCAAGAAGAGATTTGGAGATAATTCACCTCTTCCTTTTGGTTCATTCCCCGGTGTAGGCCTGACGCAATGAGCCTCCCATCTACCGTTAAAAAGCACGCGCTTACGCATGCAGTCGATAGTTATCCAAACGAAAGCTGTGGCCTGGTAATTGTTGTTAACGGGCGCAAGCGTTATTTCCCGTGTAAAAACTTAGCCGATACACCTGATGAGCACTTCGTGATTGATCCATTGGATTACATCACAGCAGAAGAGCAAGGCGAAGTAGTCGCTGTTGTTCATTCGCACCCGAAAACAAATCCTGCCCCATCAAAGGCAGATCGCGTGGCTTGTGAAAAATCAGAGTTGCCTTGGCATGTGGTCAACCCTTTGACAGAGCAATGGGGCTATTGCGAGCCCAGCGGATTTGAGCTGCCCTATGTGGGTCGCGAGTTTGTTTTTGGAGTGATCGACTGTTACACACTCGTTAGAGATTGGTACTTGAGGGAGTACGGCATCCAGTTGCGGGACTATGACCGACGTGACAAGTTTTGGGATCGTGGCGAGGACCTGTACATGGATAACTTTGCAGCCGAAGGGTTCCGTGAAATTGCAGTTGAGGACGTGCGATGCGGTGATTTGATTTTGATGCGCTTGGTTTCACCGTTGCCGAACCATGCAGCCATCTACCTAGGTGACCAACAGATACTCCATCATGTGCAGGGCAGGCTGTCCAGCAGGGATGTTTATACCCTCGGCAGCAGTTACTATGGCAAGAACACCGCCTGCGCCTTGAGGCATGAAGGTCGTTAAGGTCTACGGCAAGTTGCGAGAGCTGTTAGGACAGTGTCGGTTTGAGTTGAATGTCAGCACACCGGCTCAAGCGTTCAAAGCACTGCTGATCAATTTTCCAGAGCTTGAGAAGTTCATCTTAGATTCCGAGAAGGATGGTGTTGCCTACCGAATGATGGTGGGTCGTCAGCACATTGGCGAAGATAATTTGAGTGATCTTGCTTTACCGCTGGGCAGCAATGAAGTGTTCAGCATCGCACCTGTCATCGTTGGGGCGGGAAGTGGGTTC